GGATGGAGGTCTGTCCAGTCGGGGATGGAGATTGTGCTGCCTTCCACGATCAAGGGGATGTCCGGCGGCAGGTATGCGGAGGTGTTCAGCGCGATGGAGGAGGCGTCTTACACGGTGCCGGAGGATGGTTTGTTTTTGATTAGCGTACAGGCATGGACGGAGAGTAATGTGAAGTTGCGTTCCCGGGTGCGGGTGGAGGTGCCGGCCTGTACGGCGTGGATGGAGGCGGAGGCGGCCGAGGTGACGGCTTCTGCGGAGTATTCTCTTTGGGATAATGTTTCCGCGGTTCCGGAGGGGGTTCCCCCGTCCGGGGAGTCGTTGATGTGGAGTTTCGCGGCGTTCCGGGGGGTGTACGGGTTTCCTTCCCTGGTGGATGTGTTTCAGCAGCGCCTGGTGCTGGCCGCTACGCAGGCCCAGCCGCAGACGGTGTGGTTGAGCAAGACGGATGACCTCAACAGTTTCGAGGTGGGGAAGCAGGATGATTCCGCGCTGGCTTTGACGTTGAGCACCACAACGCAGAACAGGATTTGCTGGCTGATGGCGCAGAGTTCCCGGCTGCTGCTGGGGACGGCGGACGCGGAGTGGACGGTGTCCGGGGGCCAGGGGGTGATGACGTACGCTAACGCGCGGGCGGACAGCCACGGGTTTGTGGGGTCTTCCGATGTTCCGGCCCTGATGGCGACCGATAAGGTGCTGTATGTGGAGAGGGGCGGCGGACGGGTGTATCAGTACGGGTATGATTATGAGAGCGACGGGTTTGTGTCCCGCGATTTGACGGTGTTTGCCGATCATGTGCTGGCCGGCGGCGGCGGGGTTACTTCCGGGGATTTTATGAGGAAGCCCCACCCGCGGGCGGTGATGACCCTGGCGGACGGCACGCTGGCGCTGATGACTTATAATAGCATGCACCAGGTGCATGCCTGGCACCGTCACAGGACGGAGGGGCGGATGTCCAACGCCGTGGTGCTGCCCAATGGGACCGGGGAGGATTTGCTGTTTGTGTCCGTGGAGCGTGAGGATGGGCGGTTTGTGGAGGTGTTTGATCCGGACGGCCCGTTTGTGGATGCCGGCGCGTGGGATTTTACGTCCACGGTGGTGACGAATGCGCTGGATGTGGCGGAGTCCCTGGGCAGGGATAGACAGGCCGCGGCCGTGCGCGTGTTTTTTGCTTCCGATACGGCCCCGGCCGGTATTGAGGTGTCCAATGACGGGAGCGCCTGGGACCGGTTGAGCAAGACCAGGACGATGGAACGGGGATGGCATGAGGTGCTTCCGTCCGCCATGTGGAGGCGGGATGTGCGGTTTGGCATCCGGGTTTCCGGGGACCGCCCCCTTGAGTTTTTAGCTGTTGATACGCAATGACGGAGCCTGCGAAGACGAGACCGGATTGGAAGGAGCTGCTGGCCGACAGGTGGTGGCGCCTTAATCATTTGTATTGGATTGAGGATAAGGAGGGCCAGATGGTGCGCTTCCGCCCGAATTGGGCCCAGGAGGAGCTTTTTCACGGGCTTTGGTTCCGCAATACGATTTTGAAGGTGCGCCAGCTGGGGATTTCTACGTTTTGCGCCATTTATATGCTGGATCTTTGCCTGTTTGGGAGGAATCAGCATTGCGGGATTATTGATAAGACGCTGGAGGACGGGGAGTCCAAGCTGCGCAAGATTGCTTTTGCTTATGAGCATTTGGATTTTTTGCCGGAGAATCCGACGACGGAGGACCGGGCGCTGGCTGCTTTGGGGAGGATGGTTAAGGAGGGGTGCGCTGTGGTGGAGAAGAGGGCCACCCGCATGGCCTGGTCCACGAACGGGTCTGTTGATGTAGGGGTTAATTTGCGCGGGTCCACTCTCCAGTTTTTGCATATTTCCGAGTTTTCCTATACGGCGCTGCATGATCCGGCCAGGGCCAGGAAGATCCGCACGGGCGCGTTGAATACCGTCGGCAAGAGCTGCGTGGTGGTGATGGAGTCCACCCACGAGGGCGGGAAGGCCGGGCTGGCTTACCAGTTGATGGAGCAGGCTATGGAGATGGTGGGCAAGCCTCTTTCCAGCCTGGATTTCAGGTTTTTCTTTTTTTCCTGGATCCAGCATCGGGAGTATTGCCTGGAGGGGGTGGAGCCGAGGCTGGATGATTTTTTGCGGGATTATTTTTCCGATTTGAAGAGGCGTTACGGGATTGAGTTGTCCGAGGGGCAGAAGGCGTGGTACGCTACCCAGTACAGGATTAACGGGGCGGAGGTGAAGCAGGAGTTTCCCACCGTGCCGGAGGAGGCTTTGCAGACGTCCGTGGAGGGGGCTATTTACGGGAGGTGGATTTCTGCCCTGCGGGCCGAGGGGAGGATCGCCGCCGAGTTTGAAGTGGATGACGTGGCTCCGATTTATGCTTCCTGGGATTTGGGGTTGAGCGATTTTATGGCGATTTGGCTTTGGCAGGTGGTGGGCGGCAGGTATTACGCGCTGGATTATATTGCCGGGAATAATCAGGCGGTTGATTATTACGTGGGGCAGATCCGGATGAGGGAGAGGGAGTTCGGGCCTGTCGCCCTGCACCTGCTGCCGCACGATGCGGCCAGGAGGGATTTTTCCAAGACTTCTTTTGAGTCCGTGCTGCAGCGGGCCGGGTTCCGCACGGCGATTGTGCCGCGCACGTCCGATGTCTGGACCGGGATTAACGCGCTGCGGAATATGCTGCGTTTTTGCGTGTTTCATGAGCGCTGCAACCGGCGCCCGGAGATTGACGGGCAGAAGTATGTTTCCGGGGTGGGTTCCCTGGAGTATTACCGCAGTTTGCCGCCGGGGTCCAACGGGTGCGTGCGGGAGATGCCGCTTCATGACGCCTGTTCCCATGGCGCGGATGCCGCCCGGACGTTTGCCGAGGCGGTGAGCCGCGGCCTGGTGTCCGGTCATGCCGGGGAGCCGGAGAAGGTGAAGAGGCCTCACAGACGCCCCGACGCTCTGGAGGGAATGCTTTATTGAGATGAGGCAGGGATAGAAACATTGATTCTCGCCAACTTGAAGGAAGTCCGCCCTCATGCGATTGTTGGGGAATGGATAAGCTGACGTTTTTTTCACAGTGCCTTTCCCTGCTGGGGGATCAGGAGTTTGTGATGGATTCCCCGGCGGCCAGGGCTTGCGAGTTGTGGTTTCCTTCCGTGATGCTGGAGGCCGTTTCCTATGGCCCGTGGTCGTTTGCCACGAAGGAGGCCGTGCTGGCGTGCCCGGAGGGGAACGGCCGGTTTCCGCTGCCGGAGGATTGCCTGAAGTTGTTGAAGGTGGAGGCCAGGCGCTGGCGCATGGCCGGCCGCGTGGTGGTTTGCGAGGAAGCTCCTTCCCTGCTGCAGGTGCGGTTTTTGTCCAATGAGGCGGCTTTGGCGGAGATGCTGCCGGATCATGAGCCTTTGTTTGTGGAGGCCGTGAAGTGTTTGCTGGCTTCCAAGGTGGCGGCCACGGTGACGGGCAAGCCGCAGAATGTGGGCGTGTTTTTGGAGTTGTACAGGGGGTATGTTGCCGACGCCCTGTATCACGATGTGAGCCAGCGCGGGAGCAATGACCAGCATCCGCTGAAGGATATTTTGGATCGTTCCATTTTGTAGGGTTATGGGCAGTATCGGTTCTTATGCGACGAACAGGGCCAACGCGAAGAGCGCGCTGGCACAGGGACGGGCGGCGCGGGATGCCGCGTATGTGAATGCGGCCAATACCGAGGCGGAGTCCGCTTCCGCTTTGCGTCTTGCCGCCGAGAATATGGCGACAGCCAGGCGCAATCAGACGGCCGCCACGGCTTCCGTGCGGGCTGGGAGGGGCGCTTCCGGGTTTACTTCCGAGGGATCCGGCAGCCAGGCGGAGCTTGCCGCGGCCGAAGTGCTGGAGAAGCAGATTTCCGATTTGTCCCTGGGCGCGGCGATCAGCGACCAGAGCAAGCGCCATGAGGCGGCGATGCAGCGCTGGGAGGGGGATGCCGCGCTGGTGAGCGCGCAGAATCAGGCGGCGGCTTATAAGTCCGCCGCTTCCGGGGCCCTGGTGTCCACGGGGCTTCAGCTTGGCGGGGCTTTGATAGGCGGCATTGGCGCCGGAATGGGGGCTTTCGGTTCGACGACGGCCGCCCAGGGGGCTTTTGCCGGTTATAATTTAGGCGGTTTGGCCGGGAGCGTGTTTCCCGGGTCTACGGCGGATCCCCGCCAGGGGATGATGACGC